GAAAATTTTGGAACCGTCGATTGCGCTGATGTAAGAACAAGTCTTGCTAATTATGTTGGAATTATCACGAATATCATAGGATTTGGTACTGCTGTTGCTCCAGAGATATATTATCCAAAACTGTCGTTAGGTGGTGCTGTTGTTGGATTAAGTAGTTTCAAATTAACGAATAATGGAACATCTTTATTCAAACATGTTTTTGATTCCTCAGATGCAGAAATTATCGATGTAGAAACAAATACTTTCAATATTGTAAACCATAATTATCAGATAGGTCATGAATTGTCATATGTTGTAGAAGATGGATCACCAATAGGAATCGCAACAACTTCATATGTTGGTGTTGCTGGAACAATTTTAATGCAAGTCGGTAATATTGAAGGTACCGCAATACTTGAAAATGGATATCCTGTTGCTATAACTACAACCGTTACTGGAGTATCTACGGTATTGTCTCCTGTTGGACCATCATTTAAACAATATACTCAAGTTGTTGGAAATGGAACTACAGGAACTGATGCTACATTTAATGTATTGATTACATATTCTCCATCAACTGGACAACCATTATCTACATCTGTAGTTTTAACATCTGGTGGAAGTGGGTATTCTCTAGGTGAATCAGTATCAATAGCTGGAACTTTCATGGGTGGTGTCAACCCAACAAATGACCTAACATTTGTAATTTCCAATGTTGGTCCGAGTTGAATTCAAACTCAAGCAAATGAAACTTATCTAAATGTTCCTTCAAATGATTCTAATGGAGCTACATTTAATGTAACAAGAGATGGTTCTGGATATGTATCCGATGTTCAAGTTGTAAATGGTGGGGCTGGATATTCACAATCATCAGTAGTTTCCATAGCCGGAACATATATTGGTGGCGACACAAATGACTACATTGAAGTTACTCCATTAGTTCTTGGCGTCAATAAGTTACCATCTGTTGTTTATAGTTACAAACTTAATGATAATCAGTTTGCTCTTCTTGGATTATCCACTAGTGCTTCATTCTTAGAAATAACAGATCTTGGAACAGGTAATCATAGTCTTTCATATACTTCTCCAAATGCAAGTTCAATAATTTCTATCGATGGTGTTGTTCAACCTCCAATTAGAACTAATTTAATTGACATTTCATTGACATCTCCAGTTTCTTCAGCATCAACTACAATAATATCAGTTTCTTCTGGAATAAATTCGGTTTCTGCTGGAGAGATTTTAAATATAGACCAAGAATATATGTTGATCAAGACATTATCTGTTGGTTCTAGTGAAATTACTGTTGAGAGAGGATTCCTTGGAAGTTCATCTGGTGTCCATACTGTTGGAGCAGCTGTAACTGTTTTGGTTGGATCTTATAATATTATTGGAGATACAGTATTCTTTACGCAACCTCCATATGGTCCAACTGGTCCAGTTGGACTTGAAACAAGATCATCCTTTAATGGAAGAGTATTTTCTAGACAGTTTGATGGAACTGAACCAGTAGATCAAAACCTTGTTATTGATGACATTTCTAGATCATTTACTGGCATTGCAGCTACAGATTTTACAATAACTGTTAATGGATCCACAATAACAACATTATATAATGATATTAATTCATCAACACTTATCAATAATATCCCACTTATCTTTATTGATAATGTTTTCCAAGTACCAAATAAAGATTTTACAGTTGATGGTACAGGCGCAAATGTTCTTAGATTCTTGTCTGGAACACCTAGCGCTGGAAAAATCTCCAAAGTATCTATTAGCACTTCCTTTGGGTATCAACCACGTATAGTTGCAACTGCGGATGCCGTAGTTTCAGTCTCTGGCACAATTTCATCCGTAATTCTGGATGGACTTGGTTCTGGATATAGAAATCCACCTGTAGTAAGTCTTGCATCAACTGTTGGTACTGGAGCAAGTTTAGTTGCAGTTGTTGGTACTAGTGGAACCACTCTTGGCCAAATAACCGAAATTCAAGTTATTGATGGTGGAACTGGATATGCTATTACTTCTCCACCTAGAGTTGTTATTGGAATACCGACAGGATATAGTAATTTAAATATTGATTATATTGATGGAACTAGTGGTGATGGACAAAGAGCAAAGGTTACTGTTACTGTTGGTCAAGGTTCCAGTATTACTTCATTCAAATTTGATGATCCTGGTATTGGATACAAAACTGGAGATCAATTGAAAGTAGTTGGTATTCCAACCAATTCTACGAGAAATGACCAGTTAAGTATAACCAATGCACTATATGATAATGTTGGTGGAATCACTACAATAACGACATTAGAAGAACATCAGTTAGGTGTTGGTGATGATATTCGTTTGAGTGGCATTGCATTTACATGTGGATATGATGAGGTTGGTATTCAGACATTCTCTTATGATGAGGTTAGTGGAATTTGTACAGTGGTTACATATTCACCTCATGGTTTATTGAGAACGGATGTACCAGCAAATCAAACCAGTGATGAAGTATTCCTATTCAACTTACCTTTCTCATGCGCTGCGGAACATGCTGGCGTCACTACAACAATTTTCCCAGATGGCACATCTCCATATGGAAGGGTATTCCCAGTTCTTACTTCAATAAGTTCAACTAGTTTTACTATGAATGCTGGCGTTTCAACCATTCCACATGTATTTGAAGGTTGGCCAGAAATTGGAATCACCACATTCTCTTATGAAAATCTTACTGGAATTTCAACGGCAACTACATCGTCTGATCATGGATTTGCTGTTAATGATAAGTTTACTCTTGCTGGACTTGCATTCACATGTCTAAGTGTTCACGCTGGTGTTACTACAACTATCTTCCCAGATGGAACATCTCCTTATGGGTATACATTCACTGTAACTGGTGTAACTACAAATACTGTTACATTTAATGCAGGAATTTCAACAATCGTTCATGAATATGTTAGTGGAGGAATTGTTAAAAAAGTCCCAACAGCTCAGAGAGTGTTGAGATATACTGATGATAGCACTGATGGTGCATATAACTTTAAAGTTATTGGAATTCCTACAACAGGCGCAGGAACTACAAATACATTCTCAGTTCTCGCTGGAGTTACTACTATTCCGCACTTCTATACTGAAAGTACTGGAATCGTTTCATTCAGACAACTAGAAGAGTTAGTATTTACAGTAGACGAAGTACAAAGTTCAACATTTAATGGGTTATATCCAGGACAATTCATTATATTTGATGATATTAGTTCTGCATTCAATAATTTCAGAACTAAGTTTACTTTATCAATTACTGAGTCTGGAATTAGACAAGTACTAAATCTTAATACTGTGGATGGATCTGATTTAGATATCACAAATAATATATTTGTATTCATCAATGATATTTTACAGGCACCACAGAAGGCATACACCTTCAGAGGAAGTAGAATTATATTTACAGAGCCACCTGTTCAAAATTCAAGTTGCACAGTTCTATATTATAGAGGATCATACAGAGATGTTGAAGAAATTACTCCACCAGAAACATTAAAACCAGGTGATGTTATTCAAATAAAGGAAAATAGAAATGATTTATTTGATCAAGATCAAACTGAAAGAATTATTAAAAATTTAAACACTAGTGATCAATTTACAACCTTTGTTTATGGTGGTGTTGGTATTGTTTCTGATGTTACTAAATCTAGACCATTAAATTGGAAAAAACAAACTACCGATAGGATTATTTCCGGATCTCTTTATTCTAAGGCTAGAACTAACCTAAAATCTAAACTATATCCAACAGCTACCGTAATCAAAGATATTGCTGCGGGGGATACTGAAATTTATGTTGATAATGCTTTCCCACTATTCTCTGAAATAGATGGACTAAATGAAAACCTAAGAGATTTTACTATCCTTGAAAATAAACTCATTCAAGAAGGAACGTTATCTTGCACTGTTTCTGGAGCATCTACAGTATCTTCAATATCTGTAACATTCGGTGGAGTTGGATATGCAAACACATTATCCCCAAAAGTTGTAGTATCTGAGTCTGCTATAAAATTAAAAGATCCTGTTTATAACTGGTCTTCTACTATTGTTTCTGGAGTAACTACAACTGACTCATTCAATGCAGTTAGTGCTGGCAAACAGTTTGTTGCTGTTGGAAATAGTTCACTCTATTCCTACTCTTTCGATGGAACTAACTGGGTTAGTGGTAATGTTGGAGTGGGATCAACAGTGAATCTAACTTCAATTCACGCTGTTGGTTCTGGTAGTACTGATGTAATTTATACTGTCGGTACGTTAGGAAAAGTAAGTTATGCCACTGGTTATGCAAATACATTGACTTCATGGACTGAACTTCCACTTAAAGAAGATGTTACTTTGCCTGGTGCTGGAGTAATTGGTGAAAACGCAAGTACATATGTGGGTACTCTAAATGGAATTTCCTTCGGATCCAATTCCTGGGTAACTGTTGGTACAGGTGGTTCTATTTTCTCCTCTCCAGGATTGACTACTTCAAAACTAACTAACAGATACTCTGGTGTAATTGCAGATCTAAATGGAATTGTTTATGGAAATGGATACTTCACATCTGTTGGTAATAATGGAACTGTTATTACTTCAAATGATGGTACTATTTGGGACATACATTTGAATGGTGTTCCTTTACAGAACTTTAATGATGTTGGGTTCGATGGAACTCAAATTCTTATTGTTGGAGATAACGCTACGATAGTAAAATCATTAACTAGAGACACATATCAACCAATTTCAAATAATATAAATCCTTCCGAAAATATTATAAAGATACGTTACACCGATGGATTGTATTTGGCCCTAACTTCTGTTAATAAGTTATATTATTCTTTTGATCTTTCTGATTGGACATATAGATCTACACTACAATCAAATAATATAAATGATTTGGTTTCGGTAGACTCTTTGTTGGTGGATGGTGGATATGTCGCTGTGGGCGCAGCTGCCACAATCATAAAAACTACAGCAACATATCATAAAGCCACTGCAGAATCAACAGTTTCCAATGGAGAAATAGTTTCCGTAACAGTTACAGATGGTGGATTTGGTTATGTTCAAGATAATATTCCAGTTGCTATTGTTGAATCCGATAACTATAAGAAAGAAACAGTCAAGTCTTTCAAAGTTACTGGTGATTATGGATCTATCGTTGGCGTAAATACTTTCTTAGCAGGAACACCTGGAATTGGCACAACTTCTCCAAAGTTGGAATTTGTTTTGCAATCGGAAACTTATGATAACAGTACCTTAGGTATTGGTTATTCTTCACTTAATAGTTTTGGAATAAGTTATTCACAACTTACAAAAGGTGATTATTTCGTAATATCAAATAGTAATGTACAAACTGATGGCAACCTAGTTGCCATATCAACATTCTTAGGTGGAATGTCAAATTATCCAAATTCTATTGTTGGAATAGCAACATCATTCATAGATGGTGTATACGTTGTTGAAGATGTTACTTCACCATCTTTGGGAATAGTTACCGTAACCTGTCATTTTGCACCTGATTATGATAATGCTGTTTCCGTTTCTGGTAGAGGAGAATATGATGATATCAATTTAGTGTTCTCGGGAATTAATACCAATGGTTTCTATGGAAGATATAGTTGGTCAAAACTTTATGATTTCCAAAATAGATCATTAAGTCTCCAGGGTGGCAAATCATTTGAAACTTATACTGAAAATGGATTGACTGGATTATCCACGGCACCCAAATTAATTAGAACAAAACCAGTTACTGGTCAATAGTAACTAAATAAAGAAAAGTACAAACTAAAATGCCTGCTATTATATCAGACCAATTCAGAATATTGAACGCTGAAAATTTTGTTAAAAGTGTTTCTGGTGTTGGAGATACTAGTAACAAATATTATACTTTTATAGGATTGCCAAATCCAAATTCTCCCGAAGCTGGTGGATCTACAACATGGTCCACCAATGTACCCTCTCCTCTAGATGGTTTTCAGGAAGAAAGCCAGATAAAAGAGAGTATAATTGCTATGAAACAAATTACTAATCAAGATGTTAGAAGATTAGTAAGAAAAGTCGAATGGGTTGCTGGTAATACATATGAAATGTATAGACATGATTATAATATATACAACCCAACTCCTGTTACAGGACAATCAAGTCTATATGAAGCAAATTATTATATTGTGAATGAAGACTTGAGAGTTTATGTTTGTTTGCAGAATGGAACTGACCCAGAAAATCCAAAAGGTAGACCATCTTACGACCAACCAACATTTATTGACCTTGAACCAAGAACTGCAGGTACTTCTGGTGATGGATATGTTTGGAAATATCTGTACACTATTAAACCTTTTGAAATTGTAAAATTTGATTCTATTGAATATATTCCAGTTCCGGATGATTGGGGCAATACTGGTGAATCAATATCGACCAAGAATAACGCTATTGATGGTAAAGTAGAAGTAGTTTTAATATCAAATAGGGGATCAAATTATCAACCAATATCTACTTCATTTTCCAACGTTCCTATCTTGGGTGACGGTACTGGTGGTAAAGCAACAATTACTATCGACTCTTTTGGAAAGGTTTCGGAAGTATTTGTAACAGAAGGTGGTACTGGATATACAAATGGCACCATAGAATTTTTCCCAGGAGCTCCTGGAACTGAAATAAACGGTCCATTAAGCAAGTTGAGTAATACTGGAATAGGTACTACATCAAAAGCATCTTTCAACGTTATCATACCCCCAAAAGGTGGTCATGGAAAAGATGTTTATAGAGAATTAGGTGCCTATAGAGTTCTACTTTATTCTAGATATGAAACTTTAGAATCTAATCCCGATATTATTATTGGTAATGATTTTGCTAGAGTTGGTGTAATTCGAAATCCAACAGTTCTTGGTAGTGACACAGAATTGTTAAATGTTTCTCTAGTTAGTGGTTTAAAATCATTGAAGTTGGGTGGAATTACAACAACTACCACATATGCAGTTGATTCTGTTATTAAACAAACTGTAGGATTGGGATCTACAGCTATTGGATATGTTGCTTCCTGGGATCAAGTTACTGGGGTTTTAAAATATTATCAATCAACTGGTCTTGCTTCCAGTGAATCCGGATACAAAATTATTCCATTTACATCCAACCCTGATACTGGATACGGTACGACAATCAATGGAAGTTCAATCATAGGTCCAGCTTTATCCATACAAACAACATTTAATGGTATAACTACTACAATAAATAATAGAATATATCAATTGGGGAATGAGTTTGTCTCTGGTATATCTTCAGCAGAATATAATACCAAGTCCGGAGATATCATATACATAGACAATAGGGCCCCTATCCCCAGATCTTCAAACCAAAAAGAAGATATTAAAATCATACTGGAGTTTTAAGATAAAATGGCACAAAATACCAATCTAAACACGTCTCCATATTTTGATGATTTTGATTCAACAAAAAATTATAAAAGGGTATTATTCAAGCCAGGTGCTCCTATTCAGGCTAGAGAACTTACAACGTTACAGTCTATTCTCCAGGACCAAATAGAAAAATTTGGAAAAACTTCTTTCAAAGAAGGATCTGTTGTTATTCCAGGTAATGTTGCTTATGAATCAGAGTATACTTGCGTTCAAATAGATCCTACACACTTAGGAGTAGATGTATCTTTATATCTAAGTAGTTTTGTTGGTAAACTGATAAAGGGTGCTACCAGCGGAGTTACCGCTAAAGTAGAAAATTATATAACCAATTTAGAGTCAGAAAATAATAATTTTACACTATATGTAAAGTATCTAAGTTCTGGGGAAGAAGATTTTGCATCCACAACTTTTATTGATGGCGAGGATTTAATATCCTTACAAACAGTAAACTATGGTGCATCTAGTATTAAAGTAGATACTACATTTGCAACTTGTATAATTTCCGATTCGATTGCAACTGGTTCAGCTGCAAAAATTGAAAATGGAGTATATTTCCTTAGAGGATTCTTTGTAGAAGTTTTTTCTCAGACGATTGTACTTGATCAATATAGTAATCTTCCATCATATAGAATTGGATTGACATTAGAAGAAGAAGTTGTTGTTGCTTCGTCGCAAAATCGTGACTTATATGATAATGCCAGAGGATTCTCTAATTTTGCTGCTCCAGGTGCTGATAGATTAAAAATCACAGCAGTTTTATCTAAAAAATCATTAGATGATTTTAATGATGAAAATTTTGTAGAATTGATGAGAGTTGAAAATGGTATACTTCAAAAGTTTACCAAAAAAGTAGAATTAGATAAGTTAATAACTGATGTTTTAGCAAGAAGAACTTATGATGAGTCTGGGGATTACTATGTAACTCCATTTAGAGTAACAGCAAAAGAAAGTTTGATTAATGGAATTGGTAATGATGGAGTGTATAATTTTAATACCTTAACAAAACAAGGAAATGTTCCTAGTGAAGATTTATTGACCCTTCAAGTATCTCCCGGAAAAGCTTATATTAAAGGATACGAAATAGAGACTATAAACACTATAAATCTAGACTTAGATAAACCAAGAACAACAAAAAATGTAGAAGGAACTTCATTAACTGTTAATGTTGGAAATCAATTAGAACTTAACAATGTATATGGAACTACTACGGTTGGGTTCGGAACAACAAGTCAGGTTAAACTATTCTCGGAAAGAACATCATCTCAAGGTTCATCTTCTGGTATTGAAATAGGTTTAGCCAGAGTATATGATTTAAAGTTGAAAAATAGTGCTTATTCTAACGAGTCATCTGTATTTGAAACCGTTTTGTATGATATACAGACATATACATATTTGAACTTAAATACAACAACAACTTTATCAAAATCTGGTTTTGTTGAAGGTAATAATAGTGGGGCTTCTGGATTTATAGTCCAGGATGTTACTAATAGTAATCAGGTAATACTATATCAAGTTAATGGAAAATTTCTTCAAAATGAATCTATCAAAGTTAATGGATCTGATGTATCAAGAACTATAATTTCTTCAAGGGATTATTCTATTGCGGATACAAGGCAATTAACATCAATAGACGAAACCACGTTTACTGCAGACACTGTTTTAAATCAGGCTATTTTCCTTGCTCCATTAAGTTCTGGATTCAATATAACACCTGGTAGTGCTGGTGTGAGTACAATAACAACTTCGAACAAAAATTTTGGAGTTGGAATTTCTACTGGGGACATAATTACATATACAAAACCTGGAGATATTTTACCAACCTATAATAAAGTAAAAACTGTAAATCAGTCATTAAAGTCTGTTGAAATTGAAGCAACAACAAATATTTCTAATGTTTCTCTAGGATCTCTACCAACATCAACTGTAGAATCAAATGAGGTATTTAAGGTTGTTCCAGAAATACTAAACTCTAAAGAAGCATACTTGTATGAGAGGTTAGAACATAACAATGTTGCTTCGGTTGATTTAACAACTGGTTCTTTGGTTTTCAGAAAATCATATGCAGTAACTGTTTCTTCAAATAGTGTTACTGCGACTCTTGAAACTGATAGTTCAATAACTGCAGAACCATTCGATGAAGAGGATTATACTTTAATATATGACAATGGAGTTATTGAACCTCTTCAGAATTCACAATTCTCCATTTCTGGTGGAAGAACTGTTACTCTTGTTGATTTGTCAGTTTCCAGTGGAAATGCTACTTTAATTGCAACTCTGAGAAAACAGAATATAACTCCAAGGAAAAAAATACATAAGAGATGTGGAGTTCTGGATATTGTTAGATCTTCAAATTCATCATCTGGTGTTGGAAATACAACACTTAATGATGGATTAACATATAGTGAAATATATGGAACTAGAGTTCAAGATGACAAAATTTCTTTACAAAGACCTGATGTTACCGAGGTCTTAGGTATTTTTGAATCTACAGATGAAAATGAACCAGATCTTTACAAGTTACAGTTCCTCAATTTAAATTCTAATATATTAAATTCTATTGTTGGTGAAGTAATCTATGGAGAAACAAGTAATGCCAGAGCACTACTTGTTTCCACTAATGGAACAAACCAGGTAGATATTGTATATGTAAATGAAAATACTTTTACACTAGATGAAAAGGTAACATTTTTAGAATCAAATATTACTGCAAATGTTTCTCTTATTATTGAAGGAGATAGAAACATAGTAGATGATTTTGTTATAAATTCTGGTCAAGAACTTGATATTGTAAATTATAGTTATATAGAAAGAAAAGACGGTATTACTTCTCCTGCTAAAAAATTAAAAATAGTATACAATTATTACTACATTGATCCTGCAGATGAAGGACAATTAACGGTTGTAAATTCCTATGATACCAATAGATTTTCCAACAGGGTAATTTCTTTGGACTTAGGTACTTTAACTTCCGATATAATCGATCTCAGACCTAGAGTTTTACCTTACGATCCAGCTACAAGTGTTTATTCTCCATTCGAATTTAATGCCAGATCGTTTAATTTTACTAGTAATTCATCATCATTCATTTTAGCAAAAGATAAACCAGTCAATATATCTTATGATTATTATCTCGGCCGTATAGACAAACTTTATCTAACGAAGACTGGTGACTTTGTTATTAGCAAAGGAATTCCAGATGATATACCATCATTCCCAGATCCTGTTGATGCATCTTTAGAAGTTTGCACAATTTTCCTTCCACCATATGTGTTTGATTCTTCTGATGTTGAAGTAAGACTTGCGATACATAAAAGGTATCGTATGCAAGATATTACAAGAATAGAAGATAGATTAAAAAATGTTGAATATTATACATCATTAAGTCTTCTTGAAAGTGAAACTAAAAATCTAACTATTAGAGACGCTGGAACTGGACTGGATAGATTTAAATCTGGATTCTTAGTAGATAACTTCAAATCTAATTCTTCTGGATTCTTAGGTGATATTGCACACAAATGTAGTATTGACACTAAAGAAGGCGTTGTAAGACCACAACACTACACTACATCCATCGACTTATTACTTGGATCTGAAGCTGTTGTTGGAGTTTCGAATGTATCTGATCCAACTGCAGATTATAGATTTGTAAAAGATCTTGGAACACCAAATACTGTCAAAGTTGGTGATGTTGTTTGCTTAAAATATTCTGATGTCCAATGGTTACAAAATAAATTTGCAACCAGAATTGAAAATGTCAATCCGTTTGCTGTTGTAAACTGGATTGGTCAGATAGAATTAAATCCAGCTACAGATACTTGGGTAGAAACAAGAAAAACAAAGAGAACTTCTGATATAGAGGGAAATTATAATCAAACTATTAGAGCTCTATCTATTGATACAAATACCGGTCTATCTCCTATTGATTGGGGATCATGGGAAACCAGTTGGGTTGGTGTTCAGGAGACTAATAGAGTAAATATGGGTTCTATTCACGTTGGAACCCAAAGAATTTCAAGCAGTGAGAGTCGGGGAGGTTTCCAACACGGAAGAGGAATTCCAGTTACGACAAGAACAACATTTAGAGATCAGTTTACTAATTTCCAAAATGTTACTACTCTTACTACAGAGAATCAAAGTAGAACTGGCATACAATATAAAGTAGGTGAAAGATTTGAAACTACAAATCTGGGTGATAGAGTTGTTTCTACTGATGTTGTCCATACAATGCGTTCTAGAAATGTAGAATTTGTGGCAAGAAGATTGAAACCAAAAACCAGACTATTTGCATTCTTTGATAACGTAGACATCAACAAGTACATCGTTCCAAAATTA